GGTTTGAAGTGGTGAACGTACAAACATTTTCGTTCCATTCGGTACGTTAGTCTTGATGAAGAAGGCATTCGTATCCGTAAAGCGACGGTTTACGAAGTAACCTTTTGGCAACAAGCCTTGGTTGCGAATAGAGTTAATGTCGTTGACATTCGTTGCATTGTTAACAATAGTTGTTGACAATGTGCTGTTTAAGATTTGGTCAGCAGTAAATACCAAATCTGACGGGATGTGTAAGCTTTCGGCTTGTGCGCCTATTAGGATACCACGGTCATCTTTGATTTTTGAAATGCTGATAAGTGCAGTTTCAAGTGATGCTTCTGACAAGTCAGCGGCAGAAAGCAGGTTGCTTTGGTTGCCAGCACCAATTGTTGGGTGTGATGCAGAGAACAACGCAGCACCGTCACCACCGACATAAGAAGTTGAGAAGCCGTTGTTGAAAACATCAGCAGCTTTAACTTGCTTAGTGTTTGCCATTGCACGGGCCAAAGCCTTTGCACGTAGTTTAGCAAACGTGTCGTATAGATTGTCTTCCATAGCTTCTTCTGTAATAGCGAAGCCAAGGGCAACAGTCTCATGTGTGTAACGTGCAGTGTAGCTTTCTTGTGCATCGTCATAAGTTACGGCTGCGCCTTCACCTTTTACAGGTGCAGAACCGAAGCCTGTGAAAAGAACTTCTTCTTCGAATGCACGGTCAGAATTTTCCGTTGCAAACAAAGGAGCGTGTTCGTTGTCAACTTCTCCATACTCAAGGCCGAATACGGCGTTAAGACCAGGGAGAAGTTCTTTTGAAATACTTGCTCTATTAATAGCCATTTTTAATTATCTCCCTTAGTTACCTTCAGTTGCGGTTGCAGGTGCTGTTACATATACTTGACGGAAGTTGTCAACATGGTTGTTGAGCATAACTTCGATTTTTGTAAATGCATCACCCAAGACATTACCAGGCTCATTCACAACACCAATAACTTTAAGGTCTTGTGCGCCTGTGCCTACCGTGCTAGCGTCTGCGCCTGCACCAGAACGACCTGTAAAGGTTGAACCAGCACCAACAGAGACAAGAGCTACTGTGTTACCAACAACACCAGCAGTTACTGTTGCGTCGGCTTGGATTACGTAAAGTTGAGCAGGGTTGTCAATAACGTAAGCTACTGCGTCAGTAGCAGACGTACCGCCTGGCCAATATGATTTAAATTTTTGTTCCCCGTTTTCAACATAGCGACAGCCTTGGAATACACCAATGGTAGACTCACCAGCAGAGGTAAGAGCTACTACGTTACCAACAGATACACGGACAGGTTGTCCAGTATAGATGGTTGCCGCTGCACCTGAAGCAATCGGATACTCATTAGAGCCGTTGCTGTTTGGCGCACCGCCACGAATACGAGAAGGAACTAGACCATTAGGACTATAAGTTGCAGTCATTTTATTTCTCCTTCTAAGTTGTTAATACCAAGGCTACCATACTATTAATCAAAACTAGGTGTACGGCCCTTGGTTACGTTTGTTTTACTTTGGTTTCGAATCGGCATTCTACGGTCTGAAGCATTCTCAAGCTGAGAGTTAACTGCGTCAACCATTTCAATAGAAGCGTTTTCAAAGTGTTTCTGCCGTGCTGCGGCACGACGAGCATCAATCTTAGCCAATGCTAAATCGCCACGGCATACAGTACCTTTATAGCGTCCTTCTTCTTTAACCATAGAAGTGTGTTGCATTTCTGGTACTTCTTCAAGAGACACAAACTCCCAACCTTCACCTAGACGTTTACCAACATTAGTATAGTCGTCTTTATCTTTTAGGGAGATGCGTATCCAACGTAACTTCATTCCTTGGTCAGCAAACCTATTTGTAACGCTGTCAGGGATTTCTAAAAGATTTGGTTCTCTGTATTCAAATTCTGTTTCTCTTGTTTCCAGTTCACGAGTCTGGTTTAAACGTGTATCATTACGTGCCATTGTGTGTGTTTATCCTTTCGCTTAGTTGATTGTAGTATAGCTGCCTTCTTCTGAATTTTCAATCTTCAGTTTCTCAGCTGCATACTGTTCAAGTGATATGCCCCATTTTTGTGCTAACCTTACGTCTTCTTGTGTAAGTTTAACCTTTCTACCTGATGAAGTTTTAGGAGCCAGCGATGCTCCTGCTACCACTTGAGAAGGCGTTGACGCTGCCTTCGGGCGGGGTACTTCGGCTTCCTGAGTTACAGGTTTACCGAATTTGTTAGGGAAGTTATCTGCTAGACGCTTATTAACTTCCTCGTAAAAATCGTCATCGTTCGGGTCGTACCCTTCTTCCTTTAGCTGACCATCAATAATCAAAGCAGCATTAGTTAGGATAGGGTCTTGATTGAACCATTCATTTGCAGCAGCCCACTGATA